CAGCTGTTGCTTGTTGTGGTGTTTCTCCATCTCTTGGTCCTACACTAAATGAACCAAGTCCAAATCCTGTTGCTACTATAGTAAAATTACCACTAAATTCTGATGGTGTTGCTTGATTTATGGTTATAATATCACCAATTGAAAGATTATGATTTCCATCACAATTTACTGTTATTAGATCAGTAACAGAATCGTAAGTAACAGATAGAACATTTATTTGTGGTGCTTCTGATATCATATACTGATATTGTTGACCACCAGTGGTTCCTAATTTATCACCAATACCATTACTATTACCATATGTTGCTGTCAATGAGTTCTGTAATGGTACGCCAATTAAACCATGTGAGTGACCTAACGCCTGTCCAGCAGATCCTGCTGGTTCAAATAAATTGACATTTGCTCTAGTAGTTACATAGTTTACAGCAAACTTATCAACCTCGACAGTACCTAGTTCTGCTAATTTTGTCTGATCAACTTCTACTGTCAACATCCTATGACTATGTGTTGGTGGAAATGGAAAGACGTAATCATCCATAGGTCCTATCTGATACTTGACAGTTCCTGTAATATATGCAGAAATATCTGCTGCTATACTATTATATCCTGTAGTTTTTACATCACCAATAACAAAGAAATCTCCACTATTGATCAATGTATCTTTTGGTATATACCACTGTCCACCAATCTGTCCAACAGAGTTATTAATTGCGTTCTCTGGTGTTGATGTTCCTGCTCCGTTGACGTTACCAAATCCAAGTATCTTTCTTTGTCTATAATCTGGTAGATTAAATGTTCCAATATTGTACGGATAATCTTGTAAATTATATGATTTTTGTACAACAATATCAGGATGTATAGCAGGACCAGCACCACCAATCGCAATAGATCCATTCATCGCAGCATGAGTCTGACAATTATAGTAAAGAGTAACTCCTGATAAACCAGATGTGTAAAGTGTTACTACACCAGTTGTTGCATCACCAGCACCATTTCCTACTACACCATTACCACTACCAGTATAATTTGGAAGTTGATTGGCAGTTCCATTAGAATTTACAGTTTTGATTAAGAATGGGTGACCAGTTATATTAACATTAAATTGAATTATATCACCCACACCAACAGTAACAGTAGGATTATTACCAGAAACAGAACCATCTCTATCATTACCAGTCAAAACATATGCGGTATCACCTGTATTAGTAACATCAATCACATGTGATGTAGGAGCATTAGAACCAGTTGTAAATACTATGTTATAATCAGATTGTGTTACTGTTGTTAAATCAACGCTATCTGGTAATACTAACTCATATGCAAATTCATTTGTTTGTGCTTGTGCAGTAACATCTTCTGTTGGTTGTATTAATTGATAGAATGTAGTTTGATTAAAAATACCAGTGATTGGAAATGATCCATATGGATTTGTTCCAAGAGAAAATCTAAACACTGCACCATATGGATATGGTCTTTTTACATTTGCTTTGTTGTTAGTAGAGTCCCAATAAAATTGAAAAAATAGTTTATTGTTTATAATATATGATCTTCTTAAACCACCAGGTTGTGCTGGTTGAGTTATATTTTGTGCAGCAGCACCACCATAAGTATTTTTAATGATGCTGTATAATTCTGGATAATCACGAATCAATAATGATTTACCATCACAATATAAATGTTGTGGATATGTATACTCAGGATCTTGTGATGCTAAATTAAGATCAGCAAACACAGGAAGAACTGTTCCGACAGGAGAGTGATTTCCAGTCTTATCGGAATAATAATTAGCGTATGAATTCCTGTATGTTGCCATTTTAATATTTAATTAAAAATTCTTGAACTAAGAATGGTTGTATAAAACCATCTGCTTTATTTTCTGTGTTAACATCTATAGTGACTGTTGATGTTATTGCATCAGCAGGAATATAGGTTGGTTTTGTTACCACATTCCATGTATGTGCTTCTTGATTGAATGGAACAAAATGTTTGTGTATACATTCATTACCAAATTCCTCTACATCAACCACAGTATTATTAAGTGCACCATATGTAACAGAGTTTGCTTGTGAATCAAACGGAACTTGAGTTGCTGCTGCTACTAGACTTGGTGTATAATTAGGTCCTACCTTAGAATATATGTTACCTCCTCTAATAGCAGGGTTAGCATATCCATCACAATCTGATCCTCCAATAGCACATGATCCTGTAGTTTTACAGGTCATTTCACCAGTATAAAGAATGTTTCCACAAAATCCTGTATGTGGTTGCTGATCTTCTCTATAGTATATTGGAAATCCTGTTTGATTTCCAACAGTTGAACATCCAAACTGTAAGATATTTCCTGTTGGTATTCCATTTCCATTAGAATTTAACTCAGGAATATCGCCAGGTATTAAACATTTATATTGTTGATCAAATGTACAACCAGTCCAACAAGCACCATACCACTCATATAATTCTTGTGAAGAACCACCAAAAAATGAGAAACCACAGGTGTTTGAATCATTTTGTGGTTGAACTGCAGTAATATTTTTAGATGCTGTTGCTTTACATAATTCTTGTCTTGTGTTATTTGCCCATGGCATAATACACAAAGTAGATTTAGATGTATATGAGTTTCTACCAAATAAACCAAATTCAGTTGAAGGTGATGCAGTTCTTGATCTCTTACCATCATGGAAATGAGCATGTGGTTGAAATTGATTTTGTAATACTTCTGTCTCTTCTGTATAGTTACCACTAGACTTAGCAAAACCAGGTTGACCAGTAATTTCAATCGTCTGTGCTGGTAAGAAAAAATTACCTTGATATTGTATCTCGTATGATGTACCTATGTTACTACTAACCTCTAAACCAACACCTGACTTTGTTATCTCTTGGTTAGCATCGTTAAACAAATATGTATCCTGATAATCTCCTAAGTTAGAAGAAAATGACGTCTTGGTAGATTTAGCACCAAGATCAGGTACTTGAAATTGATTATCAAGTAAATTTGTATCTGGTTTTTTATATCTACAATTTGTTCCTGTACCTAGTACAGTAGCAAGTTCTGGAAATAATCCAGCATCATAAACTGATCCATCACATCTTAAATAACCAGCAGGAAGAGTTTCATATATTGTTGGATCCTCTGGATCTGATGATGTTAATTGATTAGACCAGTTTATAATAGAACCAGTAAGTGTTCCTACTTTTCCCTTTTCTTTTGAATATAATACTGCCATTAGTATGCTCTGATAATATACAAAGTGACCAAGGATGGTGTATTAGGATTTACCTGTACACTAAGTGCCCTGTTAACATTGATAGGTTCTATGTTTCCAGTAGTCATATTATTTATGAGTATAGTAGTAGGGATATTCATCTGTCCTTTAGTCATTGATATATCAATCGTGAAGTGATTGTGAGATCCTAAACTATTAGACGTAAATGCATCACCATTATGATTTAATGTAACAGGATAAGGATAATCTCTTCCTACTCCAACTGCACCATAATAATCGTTTGGATCTGTCGTTGGTGGTACAACACCACTGCCTCTTCTTGCTAAAGGAACTTGTTCAGATACATAAAAATTTCTTTGTCCTAGATATGAACCAGGTGGTGGAAATGGTGCAGTAACAGCTGGTTGTTGCACCTGTGATGTGCATGAGTTATCATCAACATATTCATTAGTAAATGCATATGTTGAAACAACACGATCAACAGTTGGAACTATTGGTATAACATCAGATGCTGCACCAAAATGTTGATGATTATTGCAATCAACTAATGATGTTGCTGATGGATCATAAGCAGTCCAAGTAATTGTACCAGGATTATAACTATCTGCTAATGGTTCTATGTTAGTAAGTCCTGCATCAGAACCAGTTCCATACTCATTATCTTGAACATCAAATCTTCCCGCTTCAAATACACCTAGATAACTACCAGCTAATTCTACAGATGGATAGAAACTATTTGTTGGTCTTGGATGAGTGTGTGGTGCAGTATGTTCAATACCTAATTTTCTTGGTATAGTTCTAATAGTATCAAAAAATGACGGATCTTCGATAGAAATACCCTTTATTTTTCCTGATAATTCTGCTTCAACATTTGATGTAAACTGTGCATCAATATATGATAATACATTGGATACTGGTTGTTGACCCTCAAAACCATTTAATGAAACATATTGTCCAAATATACTTAGTTCTTGTCCTGTTAATAAATTACTTTCTAAATCTATGAGTACTTGTTGATTTAATAATGGTAAGTTAAAAACATCGTCATCATTATAAGATGGATATGAATTAGTTATACCAACGAATGGTTGACCAGCTTCTACCACAGGACCATATAAATTACCTAATACCTGTGCGAGTACAGGATAATCTTTTGCTCTTATTTGACCTCCGTTACATACTATCCAACCTTTAGGTACTGAATCTGGAGACAATGCTGATTCACTTGTACTACCAGTCCATGGCATTATTGTACCAATTGGACTGGCTTTTGACGCTTTTATACGGTTGTAACTTGGCATTAATTATACCTCCATTAACCACCAACCTTGTACGCTGGTTGGTATGCCTATTTGATCATTACTATCAACAGATCCAAGATATATTAGTGCAAATCCTGCATTTGGAGTTTGTACTACAAGTTCACCAGATGGATATGGAGTTAATCTATCTCCAAATAGTGTTCCTGTTGAATCACCTTGTATTGGTGTTCCACTAGTCTCAGGAGTTCTAAGAACTAATGTTGTATCATACTTCAAATTACCACCTACATCAATCATTCTTACAATGTCACCTGTTTGTGGTGCAGCTGGCAGTGTAACGATTAATGTTTGTGTTGCTTGTATGTTTACCATGTAAACTATATTTGCAATCAATGTTAGATCTGCTTCTGGTGATGCTGCTGATAAGTATCTAGCATGTCTTGCACCACTTGATGTAGTGTAGTTTTGTAATCCAAATGCATCAATCGAACGATTTTGCTTGACAGTATATTCACTACCACCATTTATTCCAAGATTTCTTACTGAGAACACATCAGCAGTTGTTGGAGTTGGTGTTGCTACACCTGTAACTGTCAATGTTGTTAGAGCAGTTACGTTTCCTAAGTTATCAACAGAGAATGATGGTTCACATGCTAGTGATGTAATAACGTTCTCTGGGCAAGATGTTGGATATAAGAACAAGTCACCTCTTGCTATCACACCAGCATCCCAATTAATTAGACCTGAGTGATCTGCATGTCCGTCATCATTAACAAACTGGAATAGTTTGGTTTGTTTAACACTATCGTAGATTACGAAGTTACCACCAGATAATGTTAGATTATCAGTTACGTCTAACCTACCATTTCTGTATGATTTAGCACCATCACCAAGTTGCTCATTCATCTGAGTTGTATGAGTCTTACCATACAACCTACCATTTACATGAGTTAGTATTTCAACTCCAGTAGTTGTATTTCTAAATCTCAACCACTGTTTGTAATCTAGTTTTTGTTGTGAGATATATCCTCTCTCTATTATTACAGAGAGATAATCAGTGTTAACACCAGCGACTGCTCTTTGTCTAATTTGAGCATCAATTACATTAGATTGTGTCTCGTGTTTGATGATTCTTCTAACAACGTCACCAACACCATGACTCATTGCAACTGTTCCTTCTTGTGCTATGGTAGCAATAATTGTAGGAACTGCACCAGTCACAATAGAACTAATCGTCATCATTTCAAGTTGACCAGTGTTACTAGAGAATGATGTTAGAGGTCCTACAGCGATTAGATCACCGACTGCAAATGCACCAGATCCCTCTCCAAGTTGTTGTACTGGAATCTGTAGTAAAGTTGCACTGTTACCAGTAGCAGTCGCTGACGCTATAGTTGTGCTAGGACCATTTGCCTGTATTGATTGTGGATCTGCATAGTAACCATATGTGACTATCTCTGGTGCATTCAACGCTGTTGGTAAATTAGCATTTGTAAGAATACTACCGCTGCTAGACCATGCTAAGTTAACATCAAATCTACCAGCATGAGATCCTATTACTGTTGTACCTGTGCATGAATCAACATCAAATGTAGGATTATTATTACCATCGTTGATGGTTAATCTTTCATTCCTATTTGCCTTGAATGTAGTTCCAGTTGTTTGTGTTGAACCAATAATTTTATCTGTTAAGTAGATAGCACCACCAAAGATAAAGTCAACAGCAGTATCTTGATCCATTGCAAGAGGTGATAAATCTGTTACAACAGTAACTGCATCGCCTTTCTTAATATCAGCAAGTGTTTTACCAGCAGATGTAACTGATACATTTGTAATTACATTTGTTCCAGCATCTGCATCTCCAGTAAATGTTATAGAACTCAATGTTCCACAACCACCATCCATATCAAGTGATGAGTTGATTGTTACGATTGAACCAGGTATATTTGGATTACCAATTGTAACTTCACCAGTTACAGAGTTAACTACAAATACATCCTCATCAGGATCAGCACAGTTAGATATTCTTAACTTCTGTTGCTGTTCTGCAAGAGATGTAATAACCTTAATATATTCTGGAACTTTTGGTGAATCATCTCTGTCAACAAGGATATAATCATTACTTGTTAGATTACCACCAAATTCAGATAAGTATATTGAATCTGTTGCACTGGTATCATTATCAATTGCTT